CTCCGATGCCATATTGTCATTCTTGATTTTCCCGGCACTGCCCTCGTAGTTCACATTGTAGGGCGGGTCGGTAATAACGAGGTTCGCCTTGCGGTCGTCCATCAGAGCGGTGTAGGTTTCCCCCTTGGTACTGTCGCCGCAGATGAGCCGATGCCGCCCCAGCGTCCAGATGTCACCGGATTTTGAGAAGGTTGGCTTTTGCAGCTCGGCATCCACATCGAAATCATCCTCTTTGGCTTCGATTCCATCGTCAAACAGCTTTGACAGCTCTTTTTCGTCAAAACCTGTGAGGAGCGGGTCGAAGTCTGCCGCCTGCAAGGACTCAATCTCCACACGCAGGAGTTCTTCATCCCAGCCTGCGTCCATCGCCATGCGGTTGTCGGCAATGATGTAGGCTTTTTTCTGCGCTTCCGTAAGGTGGTCGGCAAAGACACACGGCACTTCGGTGATGCCTTCCTCCTTGGCAGCAAGAATACGACCGTGACCGGCAATGACACCATAGTCACGGTCGATGATGACAGGATTGATAAAACCGAACTCACGGAGCGAGGAGCGGAGCTTATTGATCTGCTCCGGGCTGTGTGTCCGGGCGTTATTAACATAGGGAACCAGCTTCGTGATGGGGACGAGCTGCATTTCGGTCGTTGTTTTCATCAGACCAGCCCCCATTCCGCAAACCCCTCAAAGCCGCCGACCGAGCGGATGTAGCACTGGGCGATCTCTACGATTTCAGCGTAGGGTCTGCCATCCACGGTATCATCCCCAATGGCGCAGCAGAGCGTCACGGCCTTGCCGGTTTCCTGTGCTTTGAGGAAAGCGTAGATATTCACGGACACATCCGCCTTGGACAGATCCTTGCCGTGCAGACCGCCGCCTGTCACCGAGTCGGCCATATCCGAACCGAGCTTGCGGTTGGCAGCGCCGGTGTCCACATCGGTGCCGCCCGTCCAGTCACCGAGCGGGTTGATCTCCGCAACGGGATACAGCTTTCGGAGTGCATCCGAAGGCGCATTGCTCTGACAGAGGATGAGCCGGTCACCGTCCAGAATGTATTTGCCGTCAAAGGGATACACGGAGAAAATATTCCGTGCGATTTGCGACAGCATTTTCTGCTCCTCGGTTACGGGCATTCCCTTGAAGATGCCGTTATCGCCGCAGCGGACACCGTCTGCCTGGTTGTCGGCAAGGTGACCGTCCTGCGGCACTTCCACATAGTCCACAGCGAGGTTTCCAGCAATGCGGTGAACGGCGGCGGTGATTTCCTCTATCGGAATACTCACCGAAGCCTCCGCAATGATGTGGCACACGCCGTGACCGATGAGCACTTCCACGGCGATGCGGGGATTTTCTGCTTTCTTGTATGCCAGGTCAACGAGCGCACCGGCAATTCTGTCTGCCACCTTATCCGGGTGGCAGGGATTTACTTTTTCAAACATGGTGTTACCCCTTTCTCGCACGGAGCAGGCGTTCCATAAGGTTGTCCTGCGGCGTTGACTCGCCGTATTCCGTGCTGCAGTTTTCTTTCACGATCTGGAAAATCTCATTCCAGAGCCGAACCGCCTGGTTCATGTAGTTGATGCCGATGTTGATAAACGGAGACGGGATCGGCTTTCCTGTGGTGGGGTGCTTGGAGAGGAAACCCATGCGGTTGGTCATTTCCTCGCACTGCACCCAACGGGCGGAACACATGGCGTAGCGCTCCAAAAGCTGCGGCGACACCTTTGCGGCGCAGCCGATACCTTTGAGCCATTGCCAGGTTTCCGTGTAGATCTCCTGTGCCTGCAGGACGCTGCCGTCGCGCTGCTCGGCGGAAAGAAAATCATGGGGCTTCGGCATAGCAACACCCTCGACTTCGGGAATATCCAGCACTTCAAGTTTTCTGCCGCCGGGATTCCCGTTTTCGGCTTTCTCCTTGACTGCGGATTTCTTCCTTCCCGCACCGGGTCTTGCACCGCCGCGCCCGCCTGTGTTATTCGATTTTGTGGGCATCCGAGTTCACCTCCCTTAATTACCCTTTTGATTTTGCCTTTTTCGCACACGTGACCCCGGGCCGTTGCCCGACCGAAAAGGTCCCGAAGATTTTCATCCCCCTACCGGTCGCCGAGGTCGTGGTGGATCTTGGTGTGGCAGGACTGACAGAGACTCATGAGGTTGTCCCTTGCGTGAGTGCCGCCTTTGGAAACAGGCAGGATATGGTGAACTTCCTGTACCGGGGTCAGCCGACCTTCCTTAAGACACATCTCGCAGAGAGGATGCTCTGCCGCATAGCGGTCACGGATGCGTTTCCACGCTCTGCCGTACTTGCGGTTGACATCGGAGCTGCGCTCGTATTTGTCGTACTTGCGGCGTTCCTCCACACGGTGCTGTTCACAAAACTGTCCTTCACAGAGGTTGGGGCAGCCGGGATGAGAGCAGGGTCTGAGTGGTCGCTTGGGCATTTGCTCACCTCCTTCGGGCATAAGAAAAGCCCCACGGGATTTGACTCCCATGAGACTCGTCTTATTCTACTATGCTATTGTAATCATACCATAGGTCAATAGTGACATTCCGTGCCAATCCGTGCCAACTTTCAATCCGGTACGATAAGATTCTGCAAAGCCGACCCGTGTATGCGATGCACCGTGCGGAGCGATACATTCAGCATCCGGGCGATCTCCTCCCAGGTGAAATCATCAAGATAACGATAGCGAAGTAAAAGCTGTTCATCCCGACTTGCAAGCATATCGATTGCCGCGTTGATTTCTTCCTTGAGCCGTACCAGGTACGCCACCTTTTTCTCCACGTCCCTCTGAATCTCGTCTATCTTTTCAAGACACCGCACGAACGGCGCTTCTGT